AATATCCTGTGGTCTCAATCCTTCTAATTCTACTCCGCAGTTGTTCTTTATCATCCATTACAAAGACTCCTTTGATTAACCTGTTTTAACATCTCTTCCAATAGCATTACAGTAACGCTCGAAAATGTCTTCAAACCAGGGATCGTTTACTCCACCTATCATATACAAATTAAACTACTTACCAAATCCCTGTTCAGGTGTTCTGATGAATGATTCACTGTATAGTGCCTTTGCTAACAACTTTACTCTGTCTTAAACAATTTCTCTTCCTCTGAAAGTGTATCCTAAAAACGAACTCTTCTCTCCAATAGCCCTAACATTACATTTTAGTGGGTTAAGTTGAGCATTGAAATAGTATTTAGCCATTACTGCCATTCTTTCAATGTCAAAAGTTTGTAACTGTTGTTCATCAAGTTCAAAAGTCATATCGTCTCCTAATGCACGAAGATTTTCAATGTTGATGCCCTACTTGAGTAACAAGAAAGTCGTTCTCCTAATGTTAATTATCGTACCGATAATTGATGTAAATAATGATCCTGATGGTATGCCGTGATTCTTCATGAATAATCTCGAGTCAGGTAGCATTATCTTAGTGTTGATGAAGCTGTCTACGATCCATTCATATACACGTTTCCACTCGTCTACTTGGTCAGTGTAATCTATGTCTCCATTCTAAGTTTGCATTGTGCTAAAGTCTATGTGGTTGGCTAGCAAATCAAAAGCGTCTTTGATCTCAAATGCTTAAGTTAAAATGTCGTATTGACTCCAATCAATTTCAATTCTTGCTTTGTTGTTTGGTGTTTCATTACAAAATTAAGCTAATCTCTTCATTACATGTGGTCCAAACATGATGGGTGTCTGCCCTTTCTAAGCTGACTTAATGGCTCCATTTGCGAATATCGACTCTAAGATGATGATCTCAATCGCTTGTATGTATATAGCTCTAACTTTGTATTTGTCTTTGTGATGAAGGTGTGCACGTGCAGCTATTTTGCATGGTATCTTCTTGATAGTACATTTCTTACCGTATTTGTATTAAGTGCGAATTCTTTTGCACATCATTCTCGCTCTATCTAGCGCTTCATCTATTACTTACCCTTTCTTCTTGTGTGGATAGTGAAAACCAGCTGATTTATTCATCTCCATTTCCTTAACAATATTCTCGTATCCTTACATCTTTACAACTCCTATGTCTCGAATAAAGTATTCAGTTATCTCACCAGCTCTTATCCAATCTGGGTCTATCTGATCTGTTCCTATTCTTGGTCACTTCTTAGGAATGTGTTCTGTTTCGAACTTGAAAAAGTTTGTGATTACCTCTTCAGGTATTACATCCTTTGAGTATTACTTTAGTTCTAAATACAACGAAGGGTAGTGTTGCTTAATGATTTCTTTGAGTAATGGATCTTTGTATCCACG